CGGGATAACCACTTTGTCCGATAAGCCGACCGTGATACAAGCAAGTGAATTAATTACAAACGTTAAATTTTTTTAAAGTGGAAAAAATCGAAATGAAAAAAGAGGATTTCGATGCCCTTGTAGCAAATCTATCAAAAGAGGCTAAGGGATTAATCGAAACACAAATCAAGGATGCCAATAAAGGCAATATTGATGCCATTGAGGCGTTAAAAACTTTGGTTGCAGAACAAGCTAAGAAACTTGAGGTTGATGGCAAAACAATGCCTGAATACGTAAAGGCTATGCAAGCACAATTAAACGTACTTGAGGAAAAAGCAGCCGAGAAACTTAATCCAGTGAGTAAAAAGGATATTCGCGAAAAATTACTTGAAGAGGTTAAAGCAATCGCAGTTAAATCTAAAGCAGAAGAAAGTGGCAGAAGGGATTACAGTTTAAAAACTGTTGGTGATATGTCAATTACTGCTAATGTCGGTAGTGGAGTTATTCTTGAAATGAGAGAGCCAGGAATTACAGCACCGCCCAAACGCAGAACATGGCTTTTAGATTTACTTCCAGTAAGAGTAGCTACAAGCAATCCTATTACATGGGTAGAGCGCACAACTACTGAAGGAGCAGTAGCAAATGTAGCGGAAGGTGGAGAATTTGGTCAAAAAGATTACGATTTTGTAAACCGTAGTCTTACAATGAAAAAAATTGGAACATTCACAAAGATTACTAGAGAAATGCTAGAGGATGCAAACCAAGTTGTAGACCATATCAACACAGAATTGCTTGAGGATATGAGGCTAAAACTTGATAATGATATTCTTTTAGGCAACAATACAGGCGATGCGATGAACGGGCTAATAAATCAAGCTACTGCATTTGCAATTCCAGGTTCATATACATTACCTAGCGGTGTAACTCCTAATGAGTTTGACGTATTGCGTTGTGCTATTACTCAGATTTACAACAATCTGTTTATGCCTAATGCTATTCTAATGCACCCAACTGATGCAATGAAAATGGATTTGACCAGAGATGAAAACGGTCAATATATCCTACCTCCGTTTTTATCAGCATCAGGAATGCAGATAAAAGGCGTTCAAATTTACGAAAACCCGGGCATTACAGCAGGTAAATTCTTAGTGTTTGATACCACTAAAACTCCTGTTTATTATGCAAGAGGTTTTGAAATGAGAATGTGGGAACAAAACAGCACAGATGTTCAGTATGACAGGTTAACTATTACTGGTTCATGCCGTGCAGTTGTACGCGTTAAAAACTCTGAAGTAGGGGCTATTGTTTACGGTGATTTTGCAACTGGAATCGCCGCTTTAGAAACTACTTAATCATATTTGGAATAAAGGAGGGTTCGATTCCCTCCTATGATTCAAAACTAAATTATGTTAGCAACCGTAGCACTTCCAATATACAATAATAAAGACATTTGCTGGTTAGCCTTAGAGGGTTTAGCTAGACAGGAACAAGCAGGCGAATGGGAGTTAATAGCGTGTGAAGAGCAAAACGGAGAACATTGCGGAATAGAGTTATTTGAAAGTTATAAAGAGAGATTATTTAAAGCAGGGTGTGTAAGAATTGTTTATTTACCTGTTATTGAAGGTAGGTTCTTTCTCAGTGATAAATGGAAGTACATAGCGGAATTTGCTAAAGGCGAAGCGTTTCTTTTGCAGGGTTCAGATGATTATCCAGACCCCAGAAGAATAGCGGGAGCAAATAAAGCAATTGAAGAGGGTTATAATTGGTATCACACTCCTATTTTTTACTGTTACTTACGCGACAGAGGGGTTTATAATTATCATGATGATAATATAACCATGTGTGTTGGTATCGATAAGGGAACCAAAACCGAGTACGTTAAAAAACTAAACTATCAACAGGTTAAAAAGGGTGTTGATGGGTGGATGCTTAAAAATGTGATGGGAATAGTTGGCGATAACTTTAAGTGTAAGCATGTAAAGTATGATGAGTATAGAGGTATAAGTACAACGGGGTTTAACACGATAAGCAACCATAGAGAATTGCATATTTATGGGACTATGTACCCTTACAGTAAGTCAGAAAAAGAGTTACAAGATATATTGCCTTTAGAAGTAGCACAAAAACTAAAGAACTATGAAAGCGCAGAAACTAAAAGTTATTAAGCCTTTTTTAAATAAAGTCGAAGGTCAAACTATTGCACCTCCGAGATTAGACGTTGCAAAAAGTCTTGTAGATCAAGGCTATTGTGAGTGGGTAACAATTGAAGTAAAAGAACAAGAAATATTAGGGAACCAAAAGTTAGGAGAACCCATAGTTATTGAACCTAAAAAAGAAGAAAATGATAACAGTAATATACAAGGGACAAATGATTCCAATGGAGGCGAACAAAGCCCTGGAGTTGATAAGCAGAGGCGAAGCCGTAAGGGCAACAAGGCAAAAGCCTAAACCTGAAGAAAACAAAGCGGTAAAGTTAGGCAAACCCATTATAATTGAAACTAAAGATGTACGACCTAAAAGACATAACGCCAAGCATAACAGAGCCGATAACGCTTAGTGAACTTAAATTATATTTAAGGATTCCAAGCGCAAACACTGGCGATGATGCACACTTAACCGAGTTGATGACAGCGGGTCGTATTAAGTTTGAAAAGGCAGCATGGCGTTCTATTGTGCCTCATACTTATCGATTAACAGTAAGTGAATTTGAAAGCCCTTTAGAACTACCATACCCCCCGATTGATTATGTTGATTCAGTTTCGTATTGGGATGGGTCGGCATGGCAAACGCTAGATTCAAGCGATGATTACTTTGTATTTGGTGACAATAAAAAGGAAGTTGAGGCGGCTTTTTATGATGGGTATAAAGTAAAGATTGAGTTTGTTACATTAGGTGATGATTCCGAGGACTATTTAAATTTAATTAAAGAGTGGATTGGGGCAGTTTACGATAATAGGCCCGATTCAGAACAGATTCAAGAAAAAGTAGTTAACAGAATGGCGGGATATAGAGCGCAAAGTGCAAGATGAACAGCGGACAATATAGATTTCCGATAACGCTTTACTATAAAGCAAGTGAAACATCAAGTGCGATGGGTTCAATGGTCCCTAGTTTTACAACCTATGTAGTTAATGCGAATAGGGAGGAGTTAAACGATAACCAGCGTTTAAGATACGGAATGAACATTGAAGAAAACGGTTACCGATTTAGCATGAGAAAACCCGTTGCAGGTAGACCAATAAAGTTATACTATGATTCTGTTGAATATCGAATAACAAGTTGTATTGAAGATAGGTTAAGCCAAGTATTAACAGTAATAGCGGTAATGGTACGATGATAAGCATTGAGGTAAAGAACGCTAAAGAGATTTCAAAGATGTTTTCTGATTTTGGCAAAGATGGCGAAAAGGCTTTACAGGGCGCTTTGTTTGTTACTGCTTTGGAGGGAGCAAGTGAGGCTCAAATGCCTAAAAATTGCCCTGTTATTACGGGCCGGTTAAGAAGCTCAATACATGCCGAAAATAAAAAAACTAGTGTAAACGTTTACAAAGATAGAAACGGACTAACATTTAACGGAAAATTAATGGCAGCATTTAACGAGATTGATGCAGCCTTTGGGACAAATGTAAGCTATGCTGAATCGGTTAATAATCGTAATGAGTTTATGGAAGCAGGGGCAGCGAAAGCAGAAGAGCGCGTAATGGAAAATGTAGTAAGGGCTTATAATAAATTATTAGAAAATGCCAAATCCTAACTTTGAGCTAGAGGTTTACAAGGCTGTTAAGGCAATACTTAACGGGACAGTTACTTATAGTTCTGTTGTAGTTCCTTTCTACTCTGATAGAATAGGTAATCAGGAACGCGGCATTTACATCTCAAACTATCAAGAACAAAACGAAGATGTTAAGGATAGGTTTGGTGCGAGGTGTTTATTCACTATAACAATCTTTACGCAAAATGACGGATTGGACGTATCAAACGCCATCGCAAACAGCGTAAGGAATTTAATTAAGGCATCGGTTTCAAGTACAATAAACTCAAGCAGTATTGATATTGTGTTAACTAAATCGCCATCAATAACTCGGTTTTCTGAGGTAGAAAATGGAAATACATCGCATCGGGTAGAGTTAACATACGAAATACTTGCTTATTCAATAAGTTAAAAAGAAATGTCAGTAAAAAACGGGACTACAATTGTTTTAAAGATTGGGACTTCGTTGCTGGTGGGTGAAACAACCTCGTCAATCTCTTTTTCAAGGGATATGATTGAGACCACCTCAAAGAGTTCAACCAATCAGGCT